ACAAAGCCCTACGCGGCGTAACCCAAACAATCACACCAACAACACCAGCCCCGGCATACGGAACAGGCGGAAAGTGCGTATGAAACCAGACAACAGACACACAAACGAAGAAATCAAAGCACGACTCATCTTTGTCGTAGCCATCGGTTTAACACTTGCATTCCTTGCTTCCATCTTGGCATTGCTATACGGCCTGCTATTCGTGACACAACCTCTCGAGGTTTCACCCAATGACGATGCTGCATGGTCTGTACTTTCGCCAATGCTTGCCACCCTTACTGGCGGTCTGTTGGGCGTCCTCGCTGGTAATGGCCTTAAAGACAAACCTAAAGACCCACCAGCGCCATGAGGAATTATCCTTATTACCCAGCGTGGGATGGGAAAAAGACTCAACCCATTACAGCCAAAGTTTTAGAGCTGTGCCAAAAGCGCTACAAAGTCACCAACTTAGGCACATACGTCAATCGTCCAATGCGCGACAAGCCTGACCTAAGTGTCCATGCCACTGGTTTCGCAATAGACATGGGCCATTCAGACATCAAAGTTTTAGGCGACATCTGGACATTCTTCACAACCAATTCCCTTGCCCTGCGAGTTTCAGAGGTTCATTTTTACAAGATGCCTAACACTAAATTTGGTGCCGGGTACCGCTCAAGCCGAGGCGAAGGCAAAGCAGGCATCAAGGTTTACAAGACCGCAGCCGAATCTGCTGGCACTGGCGGGATGTGGATTCATTTAGAGCTTGAAGAACAAGACGTTGAGCATTTTGAGGCTGAATTCCGCAGGCTAAAACCAGTCTGATTAGAACTCCTGACTCGTTTGAGCGTGGTCAGGGCTAGGTGGTGGGTATCTTTGTTTCCATTGGGGTATCCACCACCGCTTTCGCCTTTTGTGTAAAGTAACCCCAGCCACTCAAATGGCAGAAAGTCAGGGAACATGACAAAATTAACTATTGGATACGAACCACGATTCGACTTTGCAGTTGACATGGTTTACGGCAGGGCAGGCGAAGCCGAACTGGTTGAATTCTTTGACGCCGTACAAGGCTCAAAAGTAGAGGTTAAATCTGACCGCTATCGCAATGGCAGAATGGCCGTTGAAACCCAGCAGAAGCCCGTAGGACGCGAATGGCAAGATTCTGGCATTAACGTCACCACAGCAGAATGGTGGGCATATCGTTTGGCACCGGGTGCTTTTATCCTTGTGTCGGTGCCAAGGCTTAAAAAGTACCTTCGTACCAATCGCGGAATTCTTCAAAAGCGCGACTTCGCTGCAGGCTCGGACAACCCTTCTAGGGGGTTTGTTTTAATGCCCGAGCAGATTCAAAGCCTTTTGGCCGATAAGGAATACGACGCATGAGCGACACGCAGTTCATTTACAGTTTCATAATGGGATGGGTCAGTTGCTGGCTATGGCTAAAAATGATGGCTAACCGCTAATGCTGCCCACATACGGCTACCGCCAGTTAATCTCAAAGGACAAGTTATTGCTCGTTCAAATTTTCACGGATTTGAAAACAGGGGAACACCTAAGAACCATTGTCTCGCAACGTGCAAGACCGTTCTTAGATTGGTCGCCGCCTACAGAAGTAGAAGAGAACTGAAACGCATCATGGCACTAGCCCTCATCGCTGTCTTATCCGTACCAGCCCACGCAAGTGCAGCTGCTAATTCACATGCCAAATACAACGGCGTACTTCCTGACCAATATTACGATGCCTTGGCCCGGTGCGAAACTGGTGGCAACTGGCAACACAGCACAAAGTCCTACACAGGTGGGCTAGGTATTCACCGCCAGACTTTCCGCACTTGGTCTAACTACAACTCAGCTAAAGGGCTTAGCCCCATCGAGCAAGTCAAGGTGGCTGACGCCATTGCTTTCAAGTCGCACATTAAGCGCTCAGGCCGTAAGGTGTGGCGTGTCGGGCCTTGGGGCTGGGGCTGTCTTAAAGGGCAAAAGCACCTTCAAAAGTTTATTTGCCAGTCTCAAAATCCTTTAGTTGCTAGGTGGAAAAGAAATTGTTAATTGACTTGCATTCTGTGGTTACATGTGGTTATACTGATTACATGGAAACAAACACACGCTTCACAATGACAACCAACCGCATCAGCGACAACGGCAGAATGGTTTGGGAAGTTACAGATAACGAGCGTGGTTATGTACGCCAATACCGCACAAAGAAAAACGCTTTGGCCGCTATAGCAAGCATTGAAAAGCCAAACGCTTTCAACGCAATGATAAAAAATGCCGAATAAACCAATCACTGCACAATGTGGCACACGCTCAGCGTATAAAAGACATTTAAGACATGGTGAAACACCATGCAAAGATTGCAAACAAGCACATGCCGAATGGCACAAACAACAAAGGAAACAATGGAAAACAGCATCGGCGAACTAATCGCCAAACTAACCAACTTGAGCCACAACCTTGCTCTAGAACTCAGGTTCAAAGAGTCAAGCCTTGTACTTGAAGCAGTAGGAGCGCTTCATGCGCTGCCGAACATTGCCGAAACCATCAGGCACCAGTGGCACCCGTCCAGCAATAGTTCAGGGCCGTCAAAAGGCATCAATTACACAAGCACAGTTAAGTTGGCTGACGATGAGTGAATACACCCACAACGATGACGTGGCAGACATGATTTACGCTAAAGAGCAAGAAATCAAACTCCTAAAAGAAGCGCTACAACGCATTGAAACAGAGTTAAACCGCATAACAAATGAGTACGCCCGTGGGCTTTAATCCAGACGACTACGAACCAGTCCAAAGTAGGTTCTCACGCTTTATCGAATGGGCAGAAGCAAAAGAACAATTCTTTGCTGTTGTCTCAGAGCTTCTTTCTTTGCCGGGTGAAGACATCTGTGTCATGAAGACCAGCATTCTTTGCGATGGTGTTGTTGTAGCCACGGGCCATGCAGAAGAAATCAGAAATATGGGAAATGTGAATAAAACGAGTTCGCTAGAAAACTGCGAAACCTCAAGCCTTGGCAGATGTTTAAGCAACTTTCCTATGCATAACTTTTGTGGGTCGTCGCTTGACAAACGCCCCAGCCGTGAAGAAATGCAGAAGGTCCAGCGCGGAGACACGGTTGTTACCGAGTCCAGCAACCTTGCCAGCGAGAAGCAACAAAACATGATTCGTGCCGTCTGTAAGTCAATGGGCAAAGTGCCACCTCACAACCTGCAGTCCTTTAGCAAAAGAGAAGCTTCTGTTTATATTGACAGCCTGAAGAATGGCGAACAGCCAGCGCCGACCTATGACAGCCCCGAGGAGCCGTTCTAATGGCCTCAATGCACAAACTCGTTGATGGTGTTTGGTACAAATGGCAAATGCCAAAGCCTTTTGAATCTGATTATTTGTATTCCTATGCGCTGGCCGTTGGCAAGGACGCTTTGCCTCAAGAGTTAAAAAGCCGACTATGGCATGAAGAAAACTGGGAGATTGACAATGGCTGACGTGCTAACCCTGCTCATCATGTGCGTCAGTCTGTTCATGTGTGGGTTCCTCCTAGGCCAGACCAAATGATTCCCATTAGTGAGGCGTCCTTTCAGGCCCAAGTGAAGGCACTGGCGTTTCAGTTCGGTTGGTCACTGCATCATTCACAGCCGTCAATGACCCGGACAGGTCGTTACATTACGACAGGTTCCACGGGCTTCTTTGACCTTGTCATGGCCCATGAACAGCGCGGACTAATCTTTGCCGAGTTAAAGACCGAGAAAGGTAAAGCGTCTGAAGCGCAGCTGCATTGGATGAGAACAGTTCACCCCCACGCTGAGTGCTACCTTTGGCGTCCATCAGACATCGACTTCATAGCCCAAAGGCTCTCCCAGTGTTAATCCTCGCTTGGTATGCCCTTCTGCTATGCATAGGCATTGCCTGCCTTCAAGGCTTACGCAAGTAACAAAGACCTACAACTGAATACGACCACGGCCACATAGGGGATTGCACTCTGTTGGTATGCAAACTACGGAAGTAGGGTAGAGCTGGCGCGCCCAACCACCCAAGATGACTTAACGTGAAAGGTTGTTGGGGTAAGTCGCCAGTGCAGCGTCTAAACGTCACAAATACGAATGGTGTCCACTTCCCTAAGGTGTCCGGCAACCAAGAGCTACTTACTCTGAACTGTGGGGAACACAAACCCCAGACTCTACAAAGCACATGAAAGCAACCGCAGCGAAGCAAGGGCGCTAGTAACATCACCACAACAAAGGAAACACATGACCAAACGCAACAGCCCCGAATTCATGCGCAACAGACGCATAGCACTAGAGAACGAACCCATCTGCCACTGGTGCCACAAAGCCCCAAGCACAGAAGCAGACCACCTAATCGAAGTAGACAGAGGCGGCACAGACGACCTAGAAAACCTCTGCGGCTCATGCAAAAAATGCAATGCAACACGCGGAAACAACTACCTAAACGCAAAAAGAACCGCACAACAACACGCCAGAGCAGAACTACTAGGCCTAGACCAAAAACCAAAAAAACCACAGAATTTTTTAAAAAACGAAAAACTATTGACCCCGA